AGTACAATGATTTCATGGGTATGTATGCCCTGAACAAGGTCGGTTCCACAACGGACACTACCTGTACCGATACCACCATTGAGCCCGGCTACTACGGCTGGTATGTGGTGGCCGCGGTGGATGCGCAGGGCGGCCAGTCGTTCTTCAGTAATCTGGTGAAGAATCAGAGTATGCTGATGACACCGGTGCTGACCTCTGTAGAGCGGATCAGTGATAACTATGTTCGGATTACCTGGGAGGCAGTGGAGTATGCGGATTACTATCGCATCTTGCGCTCCACCAGTATCGATGGAGACTATGAAGAAATAAATACAATATGGGGCGACACTCTTTATGATGATAGCAGTGTGGAACCCGGAAAGACCTACTATTACAAGATTTCCGCCCACCGTACTTACGACGTAAGTACATCGTCCCAGTTCTCCAATGTGATTTCCCTGGATATTCCGCTGATTGCGCCGGGAATGCCTGTGGTTATGTTTGAACAGCTGGAGGACGGAACCCGCCAGATCCGTGTCAGCTGGGAGGAAACCCAGGGCGCAGTCTCCTATGAGCTTTACCGTTCCAATACGGAAAACGGCAAATATACCCGCATCAGCACCCAGACGGATAGCTATTACGCGGATACCAACCTGGAAATCGGTAAGGGCTATTACTACAAGGTCAAGGCCATTGCGGCAGATGCCCGCTACAATTCTGATTTCTCCGGAACAGCCACCGACTGTGTACCCCTGGCCCGTCCGCAGCTGACGGTTACCTACAATGCGGAGGGCCACCCGGTATTCAGCTGGAGCCCGATAGAGAATGCAAAGAAATACGAACTCCGCTATCCTTATAGTGGAAACCTGCTTAAATCTACCACCGAAACCAGCTTCACCTACACCGGTCTAGCCTTGGGAGATGGTGCTGATATCTATCTGGTTGCGGTAGCGGAAGACACCCGGGCCAGCACCAGCTCCGATTCGATCTGGGTAGCACGCAAACCTGCCCAGCCTGTGGTGAGCATCGCAAACGATGCCTCCTCCGGCAAGCCTGAGCTAACCTGGGAGGCGGTAGAGGGCGCATCGTACTATAAAATCTACCGTTCTACCTCCACCATTGAGTTCAAATCCGATAATTCAAGGAACCCTTATGGTTCACACCATTTCAACCCAGTGTCCACCCCTCAAGAGGGGCAGACCTGCGCTTAGTCATCAGTGTCAGGAATTTTGAGAACCTGACCCGTGTAGATGGTGTCACTGGTCAGACCGTTCAGGGTTTTAATCTCCGTATATCGCTGACCCTTGCCCAGGAACTTCTTAGCGATTTCCCAGAGAGTGTCACCCTTCTTGACCGTGTAGGACACGTAGGCAGGCTCCACTTCCTCCGGGGTAGTGGCAACAACCACGCCGCCCTTCTGGGTAGTGATGTACGCGTCAGCGAACCCTGCGGCTTTCACACGGACAAGCTGTGCATCCGCGTTGGTCTTGATACTGTACGCACCAACCTGAACCTTGTAGAGGTTGTCCACCAGGGTAATCAGCGCGTCAAAACCCTTCGCCTGAACTGCGGCAAGCTGACGGTCAGCGTTGACACGTTTAGAGTACGCGCCCACCTGCACACGATACAGGACAGCTACTTCCACGGGTTCATCCTCCGTTTCGTCAGCGTACTTATCGTAGTAGGTCTGACCGTAACCAGCGCGGCGGTTCTGGGCAGTCATGCTCTGGTCTGCGGGACGCTCATATCCAGTGAGGATAGCGTTGGACGCAGCCAGCACAGAGGTTGCAGAGTTCAGCACCTTCATCACGGAGGTATAGCCCTGCAACTCCTTCCACATGAAGTCAAGCTGCATACCCAGGTCACCAATGGACTTGCCTACGCTCTGGGCATATTCCAGAAGTGCCTGCTTGCGGCTCCAATACGTCCACTGTGCCAGACCGTAGCCTGCGGAGTCCTTCACAAAGTTAGTGTAGGAACCGTCATCCACGGCAGCAGTGTAGCCAGCATCGGTGTAGCCCAGCTTCTTTTCATAGGTATTCTGCAAGTTGGTAGGCTTAAAGCCAGACTCCGCATACAGGTTACCCATGATGCCTGCAATGGCAAAGTCATTCAGACCCTTGCCCTTGAAGAAATTCCAGATAGTAGAAGGATTGTCAGTGGCGGGAGTGGTTACCTCCGGGGTAACAGGAGCGGGAGTTTCCTGCTCCACTTCACCCAGGATTTCATTGACCTTCGCCGCAATTTCACTGTGACGCTCATAGAGGTACTGTCCGGGGCAAGCCTTATTTGCAAACCAGCGATGGACGGTCATATTCTGCTTGTCCACCTGACCGATAAGGGACTTGTCCGCTTTCCAGAGAAGCTTCTTGATACCGTTGCGCTGACAAATATCTGCAACCAGCTTAATCAGTGCTTCATACGCAGCATCGGTGACAGCGTAGGGATGACTGGTATCACTGGCAACCTCAATGGTGATAGCGCGGTTGTCATTGTCGCGGGAAGAAGTACACCAGCTACGGTCTTTCTCGTCCACGGACAGACCAATGGAACCGTCTTTACCAACTACGTAGTTGGCAGAACAGTCACGGTCAGTAGTGGCAAAGTAGTCACAGCCCTGCTTCGCCGTCCACTGTCCCACGATACAGTGAATGGTGATGGTGTCAATCGCGTGGTTACGCGGACTGGATTTCTTAGGAGAAATCCGCGTGTAGGTTACAAGCGGCGAATTGCTCATGGTTTAGCCCTCCTTCCCGGAAGCGTTCTCACCAGTATGTTCAGCATTTTCCTTCAATACCTCAATCGCCTTGACCACAACGGCAGGAATAGGAACTCCCATCAGACCTGCGTTCTCAATGATAGAGATGGTTTCGTTTGCAATGAAAGCGATAATAGCCGCATCACGGATGAAGGTGGAACCCATCACCAAATCCAGACGGCAAGCCACAAGGACAATGAGCAGAGTCACACCCTTACGGCACAGACCCTTCCAACCAGCACGGCTTTCCAGTGCGCCGTTTTCGGTCTTAGGGGAAGTGTGGAACACACCAGCCACAACAAGACCAGTGAGATAATCCACACCCATGAAGATAAGCAGCGTAGTCATGGCAGCATCCCAACCTCCAAACGCGGAAGCAATGACACTTCCTACCACACCAAGAGCAGTGCAAATAGTAGTTTTCATAGTTTTGTACCTTCCTTCTTATGTTTTATAAAGGAGAGGGTCAGGGCTGACCCGCCCTCTCCCTGGTTACCAGTTACTCACTGTAAACTTCCCAGCCAGCGGGGTACGCATCGGGACTCCAAGTATTTGCGTCAATGACGGACACATACAGAGTACCGTTGTAACTGACAATATCGCCCTTGTTATATGCGTCAGTCGCACCCAAAGGCTGAACCCATTCAGGGTATCCGCTTTCGGTTACGCCGATTGCCTTATACAGGCTGACGGCTGTATCGGGTGTCCACTCCGCAGCGGAAGTGTGGTCTTGCAAGACCTGATAAAGCTGGGGGTCACCCACGGAGTTCACACCGTAGGAGAAAACGTCTTTGGTCTTGTAAGCCTTGCCTACAGCGTAGGCGGGGTAGATAGACGGAACTTCCAGCATCATTTCAAGCTGGGTTTCACTGTCCAGAGTCCCTACAAAGAATTGCAGGGCAGTACGCATCTCAAGCGCAAGCTGTGTCATGTTACTCATGGCTTAGTCCTCCTTCCCAGTCAGAAGCGCAGTCATGGCTTTCTCCAATTCCTGCATCTTCGCGTTCATCGCTTCCTCCTGCTTCTGCTGCTGGGTCTTTTCGCCCAGTACGAACCAGGAACGTCCCTCCACGGCACGATTGCTCATAAGGCGCATGTCGGTGAAGGTTTCAGTGGTTTCACCATCGGAGATGGTTACGGAACCAAGATTGCCCTCAAACACGGAGTCCTCAATGACCCCTTCGGCAATGTAGTTGTTGCCGTTCAGTTCAAGGTTCTCAAGCTTAGTACCGTCATTCAGGGTGATTGTGTACATCGTGATATACCTCCTTCTTTAATTGTGCAAAGAGGGTATTCATGTTTTCCCTCTGTTGCTTGCTCATAATGCGGTAGTGATTGCACATCCAGGAATTGAACCAATCATCAAATTCCTTTTCAGTGAGAATGTGGACAAGCTTCTTCATCTTCCTTCTCATACAGGTCAACCGTTTGGGATTGATTTTCTGTATGACTCTGCCAGTATCCGTCAGCGAATACTGAACTTGCAGGAAACGCCATAGTTCCGAAAGCTTACATATCCGGGTCTTGCGGGTGTTTACGGTGATACCTAACTCACCTGCGATACGGATTATGTCTTTAAGCAGTTCCTCAAGAAACTCTTTGCTTTCGTGGATTGCGTAACTGTCATCCATGTAGCGTCCGTAGAACTTTACGCCCTTGACAATCTTCACGTAGTTGTCAATCGGTATCGGGTAGATTATCCCGGCTACCTGCGCCACCTGGTCACCTATGTTCAAGTGCTTGTACATGTACTTCTCACCAGTACGCAGGGACTTATCAATCCCGTAGTATTCCAGTGAGTTGAAAACGGTGTCCATGCAGCCTGCGTATTCTTCATCGGTCATATACGAAACGTCAACCTTAGAGCGGTCAATGACCTTACGCAGGAACTCCAACGCGTGTTCATCGTGGATGTACTTCTCAAACTGTTCCATCAATACGTCATGGCGTATGTTGTCATAGTATTTGGAGAAGTCTATCAGCAGGATATAACCGTCATTGGACTTGTGCTTCTGGTAATACTTCCGCAGGTGAGTCACCAACCGTCTGCGCTGGAAGTCAATGCCCTTACCAACCTGACTTGCGCCGTTATCGTAGATAAGGTACTTCCTTACAGCCGGGGTGAGGATT